CACTGATGCCGTGGTCTTGGGTGCTCGCACTACCTTGATCACAGCACGCAGTTCCGGTGCGGCCTTGGCACCAAACAACGGTTTGAAAAACACCGAATTCAACACCACGTTGTCAGATATCATCTTGTAGTCATTGAGACCGGAATAGGCCGTGGTCAATTGATCTATGGTGGGTATAGCAGGTTCCGGCACAGTGCCAGTGGTGTCGCGGATGTAGTTCTGATATTGTGTGTAATACTGTTGTTCGACCACGTAGAGATCGATGATGTTTGTGACTCCAGGATCTATCACATTGGTCAGCGGAGAATTGTGTCTATACTGGAAGTACAGGTTCTGACGACCGACTCTGCTGATAAAGTCAGTGCGTGGCAGCAGAGTGCGTTGTATCACACCATTGATCAAGGCCACTTGCAGTTCGTAGAATGTTTCTTCCGTGGTGGCATAAAATATCTGACCACTCACATATTCGCTCTTGACCAGTTCGATGGCATCTTCTGTGGTATACAAGGTATTGACCACACCAGCAGCCACGGGCAGATATCTTTCGAGATCGTCAAAATCCGTGGTGAGTTGTAAGAACACCAACTTGGTGGTGGGTGCCACTGTGGGTGCTACCAGAGTGTCAAAGAAATCAGGATCGTCGGCTATGCCATCACCGTCACTGTCGGTATAACTCACAACCACCTGGTAATCATCTATGAAGCCATCGCTTTCGATGGGCTGTGCTATGATGTCCATGGTTACATCTGTGGGCAGAGGTTCGTTGCTGTCAGGGCGTGAATTGGTTTTCAAAGCCTTGACGAAATCATTGATCACTAATCCAGTGCGGCTGTCATACACTTCTTCGAGACCATCGAAGGTAAAGCGTGTTTGTATCACCGATGCCCAAACATAATCCAACTGGCGAGATGTCACGGTATAACTCACACCATCTGTGACGAACTGAATCAACCAAGAAGCATCAAGATTGGTACCTGCAGTGCTCTGTGCGTTGGTCAGACTGAACGCAGAGTCCTGTGCGAGATTGGTAGATGTGATCAAATACCAGGTAGCCGTGAGATTGTCATATCCCAGGCCAAAATTGCGGAACAGTTCGATCTGTTGCAGCATGCTCTGTTCCAGAGCAGAGGGCAGGTCTGTGATGAACTTGGGGATGACCTGTGTGGCCCGAGCACCAGTGGGCACGAAATTGTTCAAGGCCACTGGACCTGATCCGTCTGACAAGTTGCCCAGACCATTGTTGGTGCCATCTAGCACCACAGCAGTGACCGTGGCCCAGATCACCAGTTTCTCATCCGCACGAACTGGTACACCAGCCACTAGACGATTGTTGGCGTCAAAGAAAAAACCAGTGGGAGGTTCAAACTTTATCAAACTGCCTTGGGTGATGTACTTGGCATTGTTGCTGGCATAACTGCCAATGCTCTGCGGTGCTGCGGCCGATCCCACATAGAAGAAACCCGTGGTTTCGTTCACCAAGCGAGTGCTCTGCTGCCAGGCCAGATTGATGATGGCTAGATTGGGTCGTGGAAAGTTTGCATAGTAAAATTGGAGCGTGCCACGGCTGGGCAACAAGGGTTCTACGGAGTTGTTGATCACATCCACGATCTCGTTGCGATCGATCCAGTCAAAGTCAAACGTGGGCAATACGTTTTGTCGGTAGATCACGCCGTCGCTGGCAAAGATGTTGGTGCTGGAGTATTTGCCAGTGACATCAGTGAGGTCGATGTAGCGTGATGTGCCCACGCTGCTTCGGGCCACGGCCTTTGACTTTATGATTGAATTGTATCGGGTAAACGGAAAATTATTGTAGTCTTCGCCGTTGACCATCCTGTTCTGTGTGTAGTATCGTGCGGGTGCTCGTTGCTTGATCTCTTCGATGCTTTCGCGTGCTTCAGCGTTGCTCACGGGCTGGGTGATACCACAGGTGAATGTGATGGTTTCCAAACGACCAAAGCGACTGATGTAACTGATAGGGATTACCACGCTCTGCATTTCTTCGGGATTGATGATATACTGCAAGCCGTTGCTGGCACGCACATAGGCCCGAAAGAAACCCACAGGCACTTCAGCGAACACGCCATCACCAAAGGTCAAAGTGATCTGATCATTGGCCCGGCTGGTGATGCTGTACAGTTTGCGTTGATCTGGTGCCAGTTGCTCCACAGCACCGGCATAGATGCTTTCCACAAAATCCCATTCAGATGCGATGCTGCCTACGTCATCTAGTTTGTACAGCCAATGGTCTTCTTGATTACAGCCTTCGATGTTGACGTTGACAGTGCGATTGGGGATGGCTTCCGCAAGATTGAAGTCTTGATTCTGCAGCACACCTTGTTTGAAAAAGAAAAAGTATCCGGTGTTGTCAGATCCAAATCCCAGTTGGTCATTGCGATACAGGATGTTGAATGCTCCTGAAGGTCTAGGTGCCACTTCATAGATATAGTCACGGCCTTCACTGGTGCCTGACACAGCTTCAAACGGCATGTTTACACCGTCCACTGTGGAGGTATAAGGAATCACTGGCAGGAATCCTGGCACAAGATTGATGGCATATTCCGATGTCCGCACACCCAGCAAGTCTTGTTCGTTGCCTGGACGGCCAAATTTCTGGCTGTCCACCAAGGCAGCATTGATGATCTGCGTAAACTGTTCTAACCAGTTGGCATTGGTAGGATCGTTCCAGTCTATGGTGACATTTGAAAGATTGATGCCATTGAAATCTGTGAGATTTTCCGTAGTGGTCACGGAAAATACCTTGAGGAAGCCTTGGGCTGCGTTGTTGCGTTTGGGAGTGTAGCTCACCAAGTTGGCCAAGCGAACCACTGAATCTCTGCGTTCTGCTGTGTCCAGAAAATTTTCTCTGGCGTTTAAATCATTACGGAAGGCCAAGGCCTGGCCCATGAACGCCATGACATCTAGCAGGGCGATGAACTCCGATGACTCTATGTAATCATTGAATGTTTCAGGGTAGTACAGGCGGAGATAATCCACGAAACTCTTGCGTAGAGTTTCAAAATCATAGGATTGGAAGTCGGCTTCTCTGTAGGTCTGATACAGTCTTTTCCAGTCTTCTACGCCGAATATAGCAGTTTGTCTAGCAGTCTTGGCCATGGCTTCTCACAGTGGTCAAGTATTTATGGTGCTGGAAATATGCTTAGTTTTAGATGAAGCTGGCCCGGCGTGTTTCTTGGTCAAAGAATATGGCCAAACGCTCTGCAGTGGACGATGCCACTACCTGTAGTTCGATCTCGATCAACAGGCCGTTGTCCTGCGGATAGACGTTGGCGGATGTGATATAGATTCTGGGATCGCCGCCGGCCACACGCTGTATCTCTGCCAGGATGGCTGTTTCTGTGGTTTCGGTCTGATTTTCAAACACATAACTCCATATGGTGGTACCATAGCCGGGTCGTCCTGGGAGTTCTCCCTGCTGGATGTTGAAAGCATTGGAGAGATCTCGCTTGATCAGTTCAAAATCCACCAGAGTGAATTTCTTGAATTGATTGATGGTGTTGAATCCTATGAACGTGGGCATGTGAGTATTTAACCAGCTAGCAATCGTGCTAACCTGGCCCTGAGACTGGCCAATTCCGTCTGCTGTGCAGAGGAATCTTGGCCGCGACGCTGTCGTGCAGCCACTATCTGTTCAAGATCAAAGATTTCGTTGTTAATCAGCGTGATCTGCTGGTTCATAGAATTCGATGCAGAACTGGTTCGCACTGTGTCACCGGCCGCGGTTTCCACTTCAACCACGGGTGGCAGACCTCGGATTTCTCGTTCCTGATCTATGCGTTCGATTTCTACGTCGTCGGCTTCATTGTCATATACCAGTTCTTCATTAGGCACAGAACTGAACAGGCCGCTGCTGAAATCTGGAGTAGGTATCTTGTCGTTGCCGATGACCTGCTCCAGGGCAAAGTCCAGTTCGCTGCGTTCGACAGTACCAGTGAAGCCACCTAGTTGCACACCGCCTGCGACTAGTTCAGATGCTTTGCTGTCCACGAAATTTACTGCGTATTGAGCATTCTTGGCTACGGAGTTAATTTCAGACACCAGATCCGGTGGTGCGAGTCCCTTGACCCAGGCTGCTGTATTGTCCACGCCAAACTTAGAAGCAGTTTGTACGAAACTAGCCAGATCTGCCGGAGACTCGGAACCGGTCACTATGCCTGCGGATTTCAATCCGTCTAAGGCTGATACCATGATTTCGTTCTGTGTGATACTCTGTAAATTTACATCTGCCAGCAAAGAGTCTAGACCACCCACACCAGCCTTGCCGGTCCAGACCTGTGGCGAGCTCAACACTGATTCTAGTTGTGCTGGATCCTGCAGGAAAGTCTGCACCGTGCCGGGTTTGAGGAATCCTGATGATTCCAACTGATCTGCAGACAAGCCAAACTTGCCAATGCCTTTGTCCACAGAAATGGCATCCGAAGCCTGGTTCACATCTGCCGCGGTCTGTGCTAACAGGCCAGTGACCTGTGTGGTATCAAGGCTGCCTACGGATATCTCCGCCGGTGCCTGTTCTAGGAATGCTGCCGAATCAATGCCATCGGTCACGGGCACATCTTGGAGTTTGTCCAGAGTTTCAGCTGTGGATTGGGTGAGATCGGTGGCTGGTGTTTCACTGAGTTCGGCCACAGCATTCACACCTTGATTGTGATAAGGATAAGGTTCGTGCGTGGGTGCCCTGGTCACAATGGTCTTCAGTTTGCCAAACTCCACGGTCCAGCCTGTGCCTGTGACAAACTTGGTATCGGCCAGGCTGAGATCTTTGATGTTGGTAGGCGTCATCACTGGTGCGGCTGTACCGCTGTTCAAATTGATACAACCGGCCTTGAGATTGAGACTGCCACCACCATCCCAGGATCCCGAAGTGGATTTTAAAGCCAGGCTGCCGTCGCTCTTGATGCCAACGAGACTTTTACTATACAAGGTAAGTTTGCCTGTGCCAATTATGTCCACCGACGCTTCGCCTTCCAGTTTCATGGTCTTGCTTTTGACGTTCACTGCACCGCCCGCATACATGTTGATGTCTTTGTCGGCATGCATATTGATGGTGCCTTG